CCCTCCACCATCATCAGCTGGAGAATGTCCCGCCTGTGGTAGGCATACTACAAAGTGGGTACTAGATCATGACCACACCAACAACAGGTTCAGAGGTTACATATGCGACTCCTGTAATGTAGCCTTTGGTAAGTTTGGTGATGACCCAAACACAATGCAACGTTCACTTCACTGGCTTCAATCACATGGCTGACATCATTCAATTTCCAAAGGACAAACAGTACATTGAGACCTTTGACACCTTAGATGACCCTATGGTGTTCACCATCTCACGTACATCTGACTACTCTTTAGAGAGTACAATATGTGGAGTATTCAACTCTGCTGACGCTGTTATCATACGACTTAAGCGTCTCCTGGAATCTCCAGTAAGAGACGGTGACAAGTATATGGTAGAGGTTCACACACTCAGAGACCAACAAAGAGAGGAGGGTTTAAATTGAGTACAGCACATCATGACGAACGCCTTGAGTCTATACTTGAGGAAGTTATGGAAGCTTTCCCCTTCTATTCATACGACAAGCAAGAAGAGATTGCTAAAAAACGTTTCGAGGAAGAACTTGTATGAAACCAGATTATCCAGAATGGACATATCCTACAGCTGGAGTCTTGTTAGCCTGTATCTTCCTTGCCCTAGCATCTACTGTAGTGGTAGATGGTAAAGACAAACCTGCCCGTCCCTTAGATAGAGTAACCCCAGACAGAACATGAAAAAAGTTTATCCAAACCGCATCCGTGAGCTTAACAAATGGAAAGCTACTGACGAACTAACTATGGTTAGTGTAGAAGATGGTATGTATGCAGCTGACAACTGGAGACTACCACCTAGTCACCTCTGTATAGTACGAGCTGAACTTCCCAACGGTACAATTAAAGAACGTTCCTATCGTTTACAGAAAGCTGCTAATGCCTTTATGTTACAGCTCATAGCGAATGGAGCAAACTTTCACCTCATGACTCACGACACACTTAAAACCACCGCCTTCCGAGATGAGACTTAACCCACATGACCTAAGCGAATTATTATACCGCCTAGGCTACTATGTTGATGATGAAACAGGAGAGGTCATGATCGAACTAGATCCCTGTGGCCCTCCCCTCGTTGACAAGTTCTTGACTATATTAGCAGTGCAAGGACAACTAATAACGAAACGTAACGCAGAGTATGAACTAGGTTTCTACTTGCCTAACTGGAGATGTTTCAATAGTATGGAGGAGTACTGTCAAGTATTCCCACATGAACCCCAATGTAAAGTGTATGACTAATTTAACACAACATCAAATTGACCACCTCGATGACTACGAATATTCCCTCTTCCTCGCCTATGGGGACTCCTTCAAACCTACAGCGACAGTTCCTCCTGGAACAGGAAGCTATCAGTTGCGGGAGGCAGAGGCTACACGAATCCTTGAACAAGCTGGAGGAAAAATCCTATGCTTCGGCAAGCGTGTACGGAGTCGCTTCAATAAGAGAGGCGTTGCCCTATTTAATGGAGCATATCGAGATCACCTTCGCCAAGCTAAAAAACGGACAAGCTGGTAAGTTCTTCAGACCTATTGCAGAGCATATCAATGAGCTTGAACCATTAGCTATTGCAACTATACTACTCAAGATAGTATTCGATAAAGTATTTACCTTTGATCGTAATGCTGATCTTATCGTACCCATGATGACTGCCATTGGTGGAGCACTGGAGTCAGAGTGTAAGTTTCGTTGGTACAAACGTGAGCATCCTACTATTATGGGATATATCGAACGTGTGTATTTCCACGAGGTTACAGGTACACAACAAAAGTTAAAGATCGCCAGTGAAAAGTTTGGAGAACGCAATATCAGGTGGAACGCTTGGTCAACAAAGACTAAGATATCACTAGGTAGATGGGGACTCACAGCAGTTATGGAATCCACTGGTTGGTTTACAGTAGATAAACGTAAGACAAGGAGAAAGAAGTACGAATACCGTGTTGTTGCCACAGATGACTTTAACAACAAACGGAACGAACTGATTAAGACTGCTGAGTTATTCAGTGGTATACCTTGGCCTATGTTGGTTGAACCAGATGACTGGGGATACGATGAAGAAGGTAACATAATTTATGGGGGATATCTTACAAATAGTATGATGAAGGGTCACGAATTAACTAGACGTGGCAACCCCACCATTAAACACGGGGATACCCCTTTAGCTTTTATTAACAAGCTACAGAAGGTAAAATACCGTGTGAACTCTCATGTTCTAAGAACTGCCGAGTATCTGAAAGAGAAGGAAAGGGTAGTAGGGAAGTTCATTCCAATTTCCCCAGCGTTCAAACCTCCTCGTCCTCCTGATGCAGAGGAAGATGCGATGAAGAACCTGTTATGGCGAAGAGCTATGGCAGAAGCACACACAGCTGATCGTATTAATTTTAAGAGATCAGTAAGAACAAGAACACAATTAGAGGCAGCAGAAAAGTTTAAGGATGACGAGTTCTACCTATGCTGGTCGTTTGACTATCGTGGTAGAGCCTACCCTATTCAAGCTTTTCTTACACCACAAGACACAGACTTTGGTAAATCATTATTACGGTTTGCTGATGAGTCTTTAGTTACAGAGACAGCTGACACATGGTTAGCTTTCCAAGTAGCCACTACCTTCGGGCTTGATAAAGCTCCGATAATAGAGAGGTTACAATGGGTCGATGGACATAGAGACTTAATCACAAGGATTGCAACAGATCCGATATTACATCTCTCAGAATGGGAGAATGTAGAAGAACCTTGGCAGTTTATGGCTGCCTGTCATGAGTACTACCACTGCTGTATAGCTTGTGATAAGGATACTACTGGTCTGATGGTAGCTGTAGATGCTACATGTAGTGGTCTACAAATACTAGCTGGTCTTGCTAAAGATCAGAGTACAGCTGAGTTAGTCAATGTCGTTCCGTCTAAACAACCGAGCGATGCTTACAAGGCTGTAGCAGAGAAGGCTAAAGAGTTCCTACCGAGTTACATGCACCCTTGGATGACTCGTTCCGTGTGCAAACGCACAGTGATGACGATTCCCTACAATGCTACTAAGGATAGTAGTCGTAAGTATATACGTGAAGCATTGAAAGAAGCTAGCGTAGAAGTTCAGCAAGATGAATTGACTCAGATAGTAAACGCTGTCTACAATTCTATGGACTGTATTGTCCCTGGACCTATGCAAGTTATGCGTTGGATAAAGAAAAGTGTAGGAGAATACATAAGGAACGGTGGTAAGTATATAGAGTGGGAGACTCCCTCTGGTTTTATAGTTAATCAGAAACGTGATGTCATAGAGACAGAACGGATGGAGTTGCAGCTACTAGGTCGTACTAGCGTACGCATACCTAATGGTAAGCAAACACCCTGCCCTAAACGTCATCGTTCTAGTACAGCTCCAAACTTTATTCATTCTATTGACGCAGCGATTCTTCACAGATCATTTACTCAATTCGATGAACCATTCACAGTTATCCATGATTCTGTTTTATGCAGAGCAGGGGACATGGGAACACTCAATCAACTTGTGCGAGAAACCTATTCCAATATCTTTACCGAAGATTGTTGGCTCACAAAGTTCGCACAAACCGTCAACGCCTCTGAACCCCCACCCATTGTTGGAACACTTGACCCAGAGGTAGTATCCAATTCCATTTATTTTTTCTGTTAAATGCAAACACACGTCACCAAACAACCCGTTCTATTAGAAGGCTTCCAAGCTGTCCTTAAACCTGGGGAGTGGGGCTATAAGCTCTCAGTCCTCATGAAGGATGACATTGTCAAAGAGTTGGAAGACGAAAGAGAATCGGCATTAGAATGGGCTAAGTCTAAAGCTAAGAATCCCAAGAGAGTCTCTATTAAACCAGAGCCTTGGGAAGAAGTTGAGACACAGCCTGGAATGTACCAAGTTAAGTTCAGCTGGAGAGATGGAGACAAGTTCATCCCAGTTGTTGTTGACACTGAAGGTACACAGATAACAGACAAAGAAACACCAATATATAATGGAAGTAAAGTAAAGATAGCTTTCTTCCAAAAACCATACGTCCTACCTACAGGAGACATTGGCACATCATTAAAGCTAAAGGCTATCCAAGTTGTTAGTCTTAACAGCGGAGCTGGTATTGTCGATGACGGAGATCTTACTGCTGAGGATGCTGCTAAGTTATTTGGTAGCTCTACAGGTTTTAAGGTTGATGCTCCTAATGTAGATGCTACACCTAGTAGTGTCGAGGAGGATGACGACTTCTAATGAGAAGTAGATTAGAAGAAAATATAGCTGAAGAGTTTGACCGAATGGGTATTAAATATACCTATGAACGTGATAAACTTAAGTATGTTATAGAAGCACAGTACATCCCTGATTTTAAAGTTGGGGATGTTTACTTAGAAGCCAAGGGTTATTTCCCACCAGATCAGAGACGAAAGATGAAAGCTGTAAAGAAAGCTAATCCAGATCTCGATATTAGAATTATATTTCAAAATCCGCTAAACACAATATCCAAACGCTCCAAAACATCCTATGCGATGTGGGCTGAGAAGAATGGATTTCCTTGGTGTACATATTATGCAATCCCAACAAGCTGGCTCAGATGAATCAGAATTTCTTTATCACGCACCTTGTAACCGATGTGGGTCTTCCGATGGCAATAGCGTCTACTCTGATGGACATACTTATTGCTTCGTATGTAATCACTACGATGCTGGAGAAGAACCAGACCACCATCATCATAGCACTACCAGACCTATGATAAAAGGTGCACCCGTTTCGCTAAAGAAACGTAAAATATCCGAAGAACATTGTCGAAAGTACAGAATCCATAAGGACGGAGAAGTGCTAAGGTTCCATTACTTTACGAAAAGTGGTCAAGTTTGTGCTGCCAAAGTAAAGACAAAGGACAAAGACTTTTACTGGGACGGTAAGAATACCGATAACCAGTTATTCGGACAACACCTTTTCCCAGACAAAGGTACACGCCTCACAATATATGAAGGCGAACTTGATGCAGTGTCTGGATATGCTGCATTACCTACATGGCCTCATGTCTCATTACCAAATGGGGCAGCTGGGGCTAAGAAAGACCTACAAAAAGTACTTGACTTGATTCAAGGCTATGAAGAGATAGTCTTATTCTTTGACAATGATGAGGCTGGAATCAAAGCTACAGAAGAATGTGCTCAACTATTTCCCGCAGGGAAGGTCAAGATAGCAAGACTAGAGAAGTACAAAGATGCTTCCGATGCCTGTCAAGCAGGTGATTCTGAGGCTATCAGGAGAGCTATCTGGGATGCAAAGACTTACAGACCAGATGGTATAGTTGATGCCAAGTCATTACTAGAAAAAATTTGCACACCTTCACCACCCGCTGACCATGAGTATCCATTTCGAGGACTTAACGATAGACTACACGGCATTAGATATGGCGAGCTTATCACGATTACTGCTGGAAGTGGTATCGGCAAATCATCGTTTTGTCGAGAGCTTGCAGTACACCTCCTCGATAGAGGGGAGAGAGTCGGTTACCTTGCACTTGAAGAGTCCAACCAAAGAACCGCCCTCGGTTTGATGTCCGCTAGCGTTGGACAAGCCTTACATTTAGGAGAGCATACCAAAGATGAACTCGAATACGCCTACAACAGTACTATTGCTAATTGGAATCTTTTTCTCTTCGATGGCTTTGGCAGCTATGACCCTGATACGATCTATTCACGCATCGAATACCTTGCCTGTGGATTGGAGTGTCGTATTATATTCCTAGATCACCTCAGTATATTATTGAGTGGATTGGATGGGGATGAGAGACGTATGATAGACGTGACTATGACTAAGTTAAGGTCATTAGTTGAACGTACTGGCATAGCATTATTCCTTGTATCGCACCTTAGAAGGACACAAAATGACAAGAACCACGAAGAAGGAGCCCGTATTACACTGGGACAACTTAGAGGAAGTGCAGCGATTGCACAGCTTTCTGACGGAGTTATCGGACTCGAAAGAGATCAGCAAGACTCAAGCAAGCAAGCTATTACAACAGTTAGAGTTCTCAAGAATAGATACTCTGGCGAATGTGGTATCGCTTCATCACTCACGTACGATTTAGACACCTGTTCATTCACCGAAAATGAAATTAAGACCGAAGACTTCGACCCCGCAACGGACTTCGATTAATCTAGCATACGATATAGAGACAGATGGACTTGATTGTAGCCAAATACACTGTATAGTTACACAAGACTTAGGCACTGGCTTAGTGACTGAGTATAACGATCAAGCATCACCGTACTCTAGCGTTGTTAACGCAGTTAATGATCTTGAGGTTGCTGACAATATCATTTCACACAATGGTATTATGTTTGACATACCGCAGATCAAAAAACATTTTCCTTTCTTTGAAGGGAAAGCTAAACACTGGGATACACTTATCCTCAGTAGATTTTACCACCCAAATATATTAGACACAGATCTTAGACGCAAATGGACTGGGATGCCAGCACGTTTGTATGGATCACACAGCCTCGAAGCCTACGGGTACAGGTTGAAGTGTCATAAAGCTGACTTTGGCAAGACTACTGACTGGAAAGAGTGGTCACAGGAAATGCAAGATTATTGTAAACAAGACGTTGCCATTTTAGTAAAACTATGGACACATTTCCAGAAATTCCTCAAGCAGTAGTTCTCGAACACGAGATCGCACTGATGATGTCACAACAAAAAGTGACAGGCTGGCCATTTGATGTAAAGAAGGCACAACAACTAGAGAATACACTACTAACTAGACTCGAACACCTAAAGGATAAGTCGATGAAGTTATGTTGGTGTGTACCTGGAAATCTATTTACACCAAGGCGAGACAACAAAAAACAAGGTTACTTTGCTGGGGCAGAAATGCAAAGATTAAAAGAGTTTAATCCTAGCAGCAGAGAACATATAGCTTGGTGGTTCCGAACGTTTCAAGATTGGAAACCAAACAAGTTTACACCTACTGGTAAGGCGGTCATTGATGAGACCGTACTTAAAGAGATAGGTACAGAAGAGGCATTAGTATTCCTTGAGATTCTGATTACACAAAAGAAACTCGGAATGTTGTCGCAAGGCACTAATGCGTGGTTGAAACTGGTCAAGGATGGCAGGGTTCACCACTCTTGCTTTATCGGTGCTGTTACGCATCGAATGGCACATTCACACCCGAATCTTGCTCAAGTAAGTTCGGACAAGGATTGCCGTGAATTATTTATTACTAACCCAAACTGGAAGCTGATTGATAGCGACCTAGCTGGGATAGAGTTAAGGTTATTTGCTCACTACCTAGCCCGTTACGATGGAGGACGATATGCAAAGATCTTACTAGAACAAGATATTCACCAAGTTAATGCAGACAAAATTGGAATCTCTCGCAGACAAGTCAAGACAATTACTTATTGTTTCTTGTACGGAGGGGGTAATCAGAAACTTGGACTATCTTATGACAATATGCTCCCCCTCGAAAAAGCGAAGAAGAAAGGGGCAGAAATTAGGCGAGCTTATATGGATGCTATTCCAGGCTTGGAGAATCTTGTCGAAGATACTCGTAGAGTTGCTGAAAGAGGTAGTATTCGTGCTATCGACAAACGCCAAATCCATGTTGACAAAGAACACAAAGCGTTAAATTGTCTCTTGCAAGGATCGGCAGCAGTCATCGCAAAGCGTTGGCTACTACTAACTGACCATAATATACGCATGAGTAACATGCCGTATGAACGTTATGCCTTCGTGCATGATGAACAAGTGTTAGGGTCAGAACCTAAATATGCAAATGACATAGCTGAAGTCTGTAAGATATCTGCATTACAAGCTGGAGAGTATTACAACCTTAGACTACCCATTGAAGCCGATGCACAAATTGGCGTAAACTGGGCTGAAGTACACTGATGTTATTAATTGATTGCGACTTTATAGCTTATAAGTCAGCACAAGTATGTGAAGAAGGTATAGATTTTGGTAACGATGTTATCGTTGCACAGTCTAACTTTAGTCAAGTACTAAAAGTGTTTGATCGTGAGCTACAAAAAGTTCAGACCGCTATGATGGAAGACGATGTAATCCTGTATTTTTCTAGTTCTGAAAATTTTAGGAAGAAAATTTATGCCGATTACAAGGGTCATCGAAACCGTAGGAAACCCCTAGGTTACAAACGCCTTGTCAACCATTGTAAAGAAAATTACAAGTTTGTCCTACGTGAAGGGCTCGAAGCTGATGACTCCCTAGGGATAGACGCTACGAGATACCCAAGCACTGACAACATAATCGTAAGTCCAGACAAAGATCTACGTCAAATTCCAGGTGTCCTATGGGATCTCACGAATGATGTAGAGGAGATTACTAAAGAGCAAGGAGATGATTGGCATTTAATTCAGACAATGGCAGGTGACCCCACAGATGGTT